CCCTGTTCTTCGGGCGTTGGGATTCCGTTGTTGAAGTTTATCAAGTACCCGCCCCAAAAGTTGTTCCGCAAGTTGTTGTTGTGAAAGTTTGCCACCTGCACATCGGCCTCAATCCACGCCAAGCCTCCCATGTATTCGGGGAGGGGATAGGACTTCACGCCCGCTGCGTACACCCTGTAATAGAACAACTGCTTGCCGATGCGGTTGTCAGCATCAAAGGCGGGAATCTTTTCGACATCCCCAATCTTGGGGTATAGTTGGACCATCGCATCGTCGTACCAATCGGCCACTTGGAACATCCGCTCGTCCTTGTCCACACGGATTTTTTCAAAGGGAATGTGCTCCATCTTCGCAATGGTTCCCATCTTGTTCCATGTGACTGCGACGGCGAACCCGTTGAATAGTTCAAGGTCCAAGACCAACTTTTCGGTGATGTCGTTCAAGTCATCATGCTCGGATAGGCCGTCAAAAAACTTGGCGTAGCGGGCCTGCTGCTCAACCGTCATCTTCTCCCCTGGCTGCCATCCACCGCCCACGATGTAGTTCACCTTCCCGTTGACGATAGCGTTGTGTTTGCTGCTCCTGCGGTAGTTGTCAAGGAGATAGTAGGGGTACTCGTTCAACGCCCCATAGGTGATGTACTTGCCCGCCTTGTTTTCAAGCATGACGGGGACTTTATGCTCAATCCCAAGCCATTGGGTGAATGATTGCTTTATACTACTCATAGCGTGTGGACGGTAAAGTTGAGGGCCGAAATCGTGATAGCACCGCCATCGCTCACGGCGTTGATGTAAATGGCAAACTCGTCATTGACTGCACCTTGCAGGACGGCTTCAATCGTGACCGCATGGCCGTTTGCGTGAGCCGTGGTGATGTCGGTCATTGACTGCGGAATGATGGTTCCGTTCTTGGCGATATAGATGATTATTTGGTTGCCGTTGCCCTGCGAGAACACCATGCTGGCCGACACCCGCAAGGCTGCACCCGTGGTCCCTGTGTAGGTGATGGCGGTGGTTGTGCGGGTAAAGTTGTAGGTCGTCAGCAGTCCCGATTTGAGTGGGGTTGTCAACTTGACGGCCTGCCCTTGGGTCGGGGTGAAGTTCTTGGATTCGTCGAGGTAAAGGTTCGCAACGCCCCGCTCTCGGTCCAAGGTGGCGGTATCGGCGAGGTCGTCAAAGAGTCCACCGACACGGGTGGCGGTGTTCGCTCCTGCAGCGGTTTCGTTGGTGATGGTTGCAGCACTCGTCTGCAACTGCGTTCTTGTTTGTACGCTCATTGGAAGGTTTGGTCAAAGGTTTGGTCAAATATTTCTACATCCGTAGCCCCGAAGACGGTGTACTGGATGGAATTGGCGTAGGTGTTGAATGTCAGCGAAACTACTTGGACATACGCCAAGCCCGTTTCAACCACCGCAACGGCTGCACCAACCGTGCTACTGGTATCGTAAACTTCATAACGATACGACCCCGTTTCAAGCGACCCCACAACGATGGAGAATTTGTCATAGCGGTTGGTGTAGTTGGAAAGGTTGGCCGATTTCAGCAGGGTGAAGTCGGTGGTCAGGTTCTTGGCGATATTGGTAAGCCGCAAGATGTAACGGTCGCCCGTGCTGGCCCGCTGCGTCCAAGTGACGGCAATCGTGTTGGTGGTGTTGGGGGATAGATAAATCACTCTAACCCTAAATGTAGGATGCGCCCGAATTTCACAATTTGCGCCCGATGGCTCGGTAGAGTTCGGCCCTGCGTTCGGCGGTCTTGCTGATGTCAAAGCGTTCCCTCACATCCTTGGACAACTGCACAGCCAAGGAGCGAGCGTAGTCGGGTTCGTTCACAAACTTCCTCACGGCCTTGTACCATGCGTCCTTCTTGCCGTAGGGTATCAGCAGACCGTTGTGGCCGTGCGTGATTATGTCGGTGTAGGGGATGGTTTCGGATGCAATTATTGCCTTACCCATCCAGCCTGCTTCAACCACTTTCAACTCCGATTTGAGGCGGTTGAACTTGGTATCACGCAGGGGTGCGATGGTGGCGTTGATGAAATTGTAGCCACCCACATAGGAGTAAATGTCAGCGGCTTGGATTCTGCCGTAGTTCTTGTTCAGCCCACGGCAGGATAGCATCCGCTCGTAGTCATCGTAAACGGCGTTCCCATCATTCCACCCGCCAAGGTAAATCTTATACCTCCCGTCCAGCGACTTGTCGTGGGCAAGCAGTCCGAACGAATGCTCCACCAAGGCGATGTCTTCCTGATGCTGCGCCCCGCCGAACCATCCGATTTTAAACAGGTGCGGTTCGGGTTCTGCAGTCGTGTCGGGCAAGTATTGCTGATAAGCCTCGTAGGGTTCATTCGGCAGGATGGTGACGGCTTTGTTCAGCAGGCGAATCTTCTGCGCCAAGTGTTCGGTGGTCGTGGTCACATGGTCGGCCAAGCGGATGTGTTCACGAATCTGCTCATCCAACTTGGTGGACAAATAGTGTCGGTACATGATGTGTCCCGATTCAAGCACCCAGTAGTCATCGAGGTCCAAGATTACCTTCGCCCCAAACGCCGTGAGAGCCTCGTAAACCTTCCGAATTTGGTCCAGCGTGCCTTGACACCAAAGACGATTGAAAAGCCACACATCGACCGTCTTTAGGTCCTCGTCCTTGACATTGGCGATGTTGTCCACGCACACATAGTCGAACTCGGTGTAGTTGTCGCCGAGGTAGGCGTTCGGCATTTCCAAGCGATAGAAGGAGCAGCCCGTCGGGTGGGCGTTGTAAACGATGCAAATTCTCATGCCCAAAGGTACAAAAAAAAGGGCCACCCCTTGCGAGATGGCCCAGACCACTAAACCATTGCGGGGTATGAGGCCCGCAGGTCAAAGATACGCTACGACCCGCTGATTTGTGCGGTCAATGCGGTAAATGTTGCAGCGGCGATGTTCAGCATGGGTTCGGGTTCCATGCCTGTGAGCGTCATCTCGTAGCCATTCCTGTCACCGAATGCAGTACCAGTCCCAGCAGTTCCAGCGGAGGCTTCCAAGCCATTCGCAGCACCTAACACCCAGTAGCGGTTGTTGTTGTCAAGGACGATGACCAAGAGGCGATTCCGAGCCAACAGGCGCAACTCATTGCGGACGGAGGTCTGCAACTTGTTGATGGTGAAAGTCACTTCGGGCGTGTAGAACAAGGTGCCGTTCTCCATACTTGCGTTCAAGGTTTCCGTCATTGTGGAAGTGGCCTTGGTCAAGTCATACTCAAAGAACGACCCCGACACCGAGGAAGGCGTGAATCCAGTTACCAATCCGCTGCCGTTCGTGTTTACGGAACCCGTAGCGTTTAAGGTTTGGACATAAATAGTTTTGATACCGCCGACTGAATCGCGGCATCCGAGGGCGTAGCCCGTAGTGAGAGAACAAGACATAGTGTATATTTATTTTGTGAGTTGCAAGAATAAAAAGCGGGGGGAAGTTTCCCTCCCCCCTTACACTTAGGCCAATCTCCAGTCAACGATGAGGTCGGGGTAAGCAACCTGGACACCAACTTTGAAGGCGGCTTGGAAGCGGACTTCATCGTTGTCCTGCGAGTACCACAGGCTGAAGTTTTCCTCGTCGCTCAACAGGTCGGTCCCGTAGAAGAAGTTACCGAGGTAAGAACAAACCAAGCGGTTGTAGCCAAGCAAACCTGGGACTGCAACTACACGGACATTTGTACCAGGGTAGATGATGTCGCCATCGGCCAACCCTTGGAGGTCCACTTGGTTATACATAACGCTGGCGTTGGTGGTGGACTTGAACGCTCCAATCAAGGTGCGGAATACATCCCATCCGCAGAAAATCACCAAGTCGTTACGGGTCAAGATGGCCTGCGGGATACGGGTGTAGATGTTGTCAAAAATGCTGATAGCATTGCTTGTGGTGATACCAACGGAGGCAGACACGGCAGCGGTGTTACCCGATACGGTTGAACCCGATGCGGCGTTCAAGATTGTCAGCAAGCCAGTCACCAAGGTAGAACCTGACCAGATAGCGTTCTCCAAAGCCTCGGCGATGCGGAGGGCTTTCTGCTCGGAGAATGCCTGCTCAAACGGAACGCCGTCGTAGGTTGAACCAGCGGTCAACTGGGACTGCATCCAGTATTGCTCCAAGGAACGAGGGCAAAGAGCCTCTTGAACCTTCATGGGTGCAACGGTGATATTCCTTTGTGTGAAGGTTGTGGTTCCTGCTGCGGTCCATCCGCAGGCAGTACCCGCAGCAAGGGCAGCATCCGTGTCCATCAAGTTGAGGGCAGAGGCCGACTTGATACCAACTTGCTTGGTGAACAAGGAAGCGGTGCGGGCCGAGAATACGGCCTTAGTGATGAGCGGCAACCTTTGCTGCTCGGTGTAAGCGGTTAGAGTTCCAAGAGAAAATGACATGGCTTTTTTGTTTGGGGGTTAAGGATTAATTGGATTTTTTGAGAGTTTGGATTGCTTGGGCAAGGCTATTGAAGTTCTGCGTTGCGGCGGCCTTCCGTTGCTCCACGATTGCAGAGGCGGTTGGCTTCGGGGCTTCGGAGGGGAGTTCGGCGACCTTCTCCACGATGTCGGTCATGGTTTCAATCTGCGATGCAAATGCGGACATTTTCTCCTTCATCTTACCCATTTCAGCGTAGGCGGCTTTGAGTTCCTCCATGATGCTGACGAGGTGCTTCTTGACGATTTCTTCCACCATGGCGGGGTCCACCATCGGATAGCCTTCGGCGATTTCGCTGACCACTTCGCCTGCAACTTCGGGGGTGATTTCAGCAGCCACAACGACTTCCTCGGCAGGTGCTGGGGCTTCGGCTACAACAACTTCGGTGATTTTGCCACCTTCGGTCTTGATGACACCAACGCCTTCCACTTGATGCTCGCCGTCGGGGGCAGGCAGGGTTTCGTCCTCGGTGATTACATACACGGCGGTTCCTGCAACGAGGTCGCCGTCCACTCGGACAACAGTACCATCCACCAACTTGTAGTCGGCAAAGGATTGCTTTTGGGTTGTGAACTTGCGGAGTTCGGTCCGCAAAGTGTCAATGGCTGCTTTTAGGTTCATGTTATTGGGATTTGTAGTTTGGTTGTAATTGTTGCAAAAAGTTGGTCAAATCGTCTGCGAGGCCCGCAAGTGCGACCTCCAGTTCGGTTCCTGTATTTTTCATCCCGAACAAGCCCTCCACGGAGAAACCCTTGAAGGCGTGGCGATTCTCCCACACTTCGTCGTTCTCCACTTTGAAGGACCCGAACCAAGAGCCGTCGGGGGTGTCCTCGTAGCCTTTCGGTGCAAGTACGCCACGAGTTGTATCGGTGATGTAAGATTCAAACATGAACACGCCATCGAGTTCGGCGTTGTGGTAAGCGTTCACATTGTGCTGGTTTCCCTGCTTGAAGTATTTCTGCACGATTTTGCGGATGGTGGCCTTGTCAAACACCACATAGTACTCGCCGTAGGTGTCGTCCTTGCGATAGATGGGCGTATCGGCAAGCATGAGCGGTCCAGTCAGCACCCTGCGTTCTCCCGTTTCAGCGAACCGTTGCGGGGTCTTAGCGAAGGCTTGGAAGGGTTTCTCAATCGCAGGCATATCAACGAGGGCCACGAATTGCACGCCTTCGTCCACTTCGTCCACGGTCATTCGGTACACGGGAAGTTCCATGTGGGGATATGTAGCGGTT